TTCATACTCTTGAAGACAGTTGGGACAAACATTTACAATCTTAATCGTCCCAACATAGGAATTGATCGACAACCAGAGCATCAAATACAACCGATCTCCAAAAGTAATCTGCTCCGGACGGATACCAACCAACACACGTCGAAGCAATTCTTGAAACTTTCGTTCCACTGTCATGGGATTCATTTGAGCCAAAAGAACCTCATCTGCCCCACACATAGATCTGATTCGAATGTCCGGAATTGCTTCTGTGTACGTCCGACCGTCGGAAGGAAGGCTTATGGGTAGGAAACGGTCTTCAGTCATTACTGTTTCTCCTTTCTTGGTTCATTTAAAAATCTGTACTTAGATCCAATCTCACCTTGACTACGAAGTATAGATTGAACCTGATCTCTCTGCTTAATAACCACATCAATTGGAATCACATATGATGAAATTACTTGCTCCTTCTTAGAAAAATCAAGCATCAAATCTCGAGATTTGTCTTTCTTTTTAAGAATTAACTTCCAAATTGTATCTATTTGTTCTTCCGATATCCCAGCATCCACATCTCTTTCTAATGCAACACCCTCACCCGAATCAAACCTTCCTCGAATTGCCCCACTATGAAGAACTTCCGATGAAGACGTTCCTGCATCCGCAGCATCTAAATCATGTTCTCCTGTAACATTCATCTCAGCAAATGAGCCATCCGATAAGATAAAAAATCTTAAAGGATTTCTATCATCTGGCTCGTAACGCGCGGCCAACTTTTGCTGAGGACGAGGAAGATGGGCTAACCAGTCCTCTACCTCTCCTTCTTCATCATCCTGTTCTATTGGTTTTTTATTTAAATTTCTTTCTCGCCAATCTTCAGGATAAAAATCACCCTCACCCACCTCATCAGCAAGTGCCACAAGAGATTCCAGAGGAAAATCATTAAGCAAAAACAAAGGGGCCAATGCATCCCAATCTCGCAGCTTTAAAGCTTCCAACGCTGCTTCTTTACCAGCTGCACTCTTAAACTTCAACTTGTAGAAGGCCTTGGGAATCTGAATTTTCTCTAGCAATCTTGTAAATTCTAACATGTGCTTCTACCTCTGTTTGAATTAAGGGACTCCAATTACTTTGTAAAACCACTCAAAATTTGTTTTCCAGTACGAGCAATATTAAATACGGTTGCTAATGTACTGCCGGTTTCAATTTCATCCACATTTAACATTACGGTATATCTGATAATATCTTCATTGAATGAAAGATCCTGTACAGGTAGATTAACTGGCCAACATCCTTTCAACCGAAATCGATTGGTCTCAATATTGCCATCGTACAGGATCGCAAACACATCATGTGCATATGTTTTCTTCGGCACATAATACCCATTGGTATCCACAACCTGATTTCGCCAAAACTTAAAATAGTTGTAGACTGACATGTCTGTTGGACATAAAAAGGATACGGTTACTGGTTCAATTACCTGATCTCCCGGATAGCCTCGTTGCTTGGAACCATATCGCAGCTTGACAACCTGATCAAATGCGTAATCTCCGAACTGTATCCCCTGACAATATTGCGAGATCCAGTAACCAGGAAGTCCGGAGATTGTCGCCGTACATATCACTTGCCAGTTGTAGACGCGTTGCAGCATCCAGGTTCGAGTGATTAATGAAGCACCGAACCCGTATAAATCAACACCCATTTGCTGAATCACGTTCACACCTACTCTTCCCAATAATCATATGCCCAGGTCGTATTGTAGATAAGAACACTCTCGTCTTCAAATGTTAAAGCAACATCATCCACGGTCTGTACAAAACATCCAATCAATTTGATTGTACTAACAACCGCATTCGTCTGATCCAACAGTCGCAAGTACACATCAGATTTGATGTCTACATCTAAACCACCTTGACCAGTACGTGCATCCATCATGGCCTGCTGCCAACCGTGAAGGGCTTTACCAATTGCCAGGTCCACCGAATTCTCCACAAAGGTACAGGGCCACTCATGAGAAAAAGTGACCTTCCCAGGAAAATTGACTCCACCAGTACCTTTGAACGGCACATGAATTCGACCCACAGATCGACCCGGCTTGGTTGTAGATTGACATTGAATCTTTAGTGCATCCCGATTACCGCCCCCAACGGGGCTAGTAAATTCTACTTCCCACAGATAGATGCGAGCTGGGTTTGTTAATCGAGCTCGCAGTGCATCAATGCCCATATTTGCCATTTTCCATACTCCTTTAACTTGTCGACTTAAAATACAATGCCTTTGGTCATTAACTCTTCGAAAGATATCGAAGTAGTAGTGATAATTGCCCGAAGCTGAATAACTCGAATAACACGAACAGGCTTGATGAAAATATCAACGTGCAACTCACCTCGATCAATAACTGAACCGGGATTATTCAAACTGTTGCAATTGACCTGATACCCCTTATCACCACCTTCGGTCTGAAATGCTCCTCGAGCCGACAAATCATCAAAGTAGGAATCCAATGTATTCTTAATCCGGAACCGGGTAGTTTCGTTATTAGCATTGGCACCCAACAGAAACGAACGAAGAGCCAGTGAACAATCTCGCTCAATCGCTATCAACTCCCGCCTGACGTTAATAAAAGAAAGCGCCGAGGACTTCTTCTGCTGCGTGAGCTGGTCGTATATCATGATACCCCGGCCCTGGAACTTTTGAATAGGATTGATCTGCGCATCAGCAAAAGCGTCTCGATCACCCTTGTTGAAGACCATATTTGATGGATACACATCTAACACATTCAGCATACCACGTTCTTCACCTGCTGGTGCATCCCAAACATTGCCAATTGAATCATTGTAAGCGAAAGCGGCTGCAACATAACCAGAACTTGGAATACCAATTTGCCGATCGTTGTAATTATCCTGAATCAGCACCCACGGTGCATACACCATTGAGTAGCTATCATTAAAATTCTGAATATCTGTTCGCCAATCAATTACATCCTGAACAGTATTCAATGAATCAATATCAACATCCAGAATCATCACACAATCCATTCGGCTATCTACGATGGTCTTCATCTGCACCTGAACGGTCTGAGACGTCTCACCACCATTGATAAGAATCTGCACCGCAACCTTTTCAGGATCCGCAAATTCCGTCCAACCCAAAGCAATATCCGAAGCCGAAACTTCTGCTCCATCACTTCCATACAAGAAATCCAACCGAGTGGCTTGAGGCTTCGGAAGAGCAGTGTCGTCAAGTGCTACATTGTTTGCAACAGCAATGTAATTACTTGCACCGTTGATTACATTCTCCAGGTATAGTTGACGACCATTGCCATCTAACTTCTGCTTCCTGGAAACGGTAAAGGATTCAACCTTCGACCAGTTGCCATCAGTATCCTGAGCATACACATCGATGTCAAATGTATACTGATCCACCACTTCTTCAGCAGTATCATCCTGAACATTAGACACGGTAATACCGATCTTATTGTTCCACACACCAGGATCTGTCCCCATAATTTGGAACAGTATGTCAGAAGCATATCCCGAAGGAGCAGTAAACTCTGACGTAGATTGGCCGGTCGTAAACCCAGCATTGATCCGCCCAGATGTGGTGACCATGATATTCGTCCCACCATACAAGGCTCCATTAGATACACGCAGACAAAATAATTGGCTGCCACGCTCCAAATAGGCTAGAGCAGTGTAATGGAAAAAATGTCCAGTGGTTGGATCCGGAAGACCAAACTCACTAACAAACTGCTGTGGTGAAGTTACTAACACAATCTGATCCACAGCACCTTTGGCTGAATAACCCACCAAAGCAGCAGTTGCTGTAGCTTGTGGGTTGACAAAATTAGACACATCTGTTTCCAAAGGATACACACCCACACTCTTATACACTGGCATTGCTTACTCCTTTTATTAGGGGATGTAAATATTCCCATCCGCTGTTGAATTTGGCAGTGTTTCGTTAACGATAATCGTTGTGATGCCAGAAACATATGCGGAACTTAACACCGAATATGGTTTGTTGTTTCCCGTCGAATTTTCAATGAAAAACGTCTGTCCCGACGGAAAATCTAAAGTAAAATCTCCTCGAATTCCTAACGAAGGTACTGAAGGAGTCACAAAATCAATACCAAACAACTTAGCTTGAAACATTCGAATGGCGTCTGCCACATCCGCATCATAGTTTGTATCTTCAACATTGACCACTGCCGTATTCAGAAGATTCTGGGAATCATAGCAATTGATCAAAATCTTTCTAAATAAGTTTGCCTGAGATGAAACTGAAAACATCAAAGCATCGACATTCACTGTAACATGTCGAATAAAATATGGACCGATCTTATATTTCTCTGCGAGTGGAGATTCATCTACCGAAGCACCGAAATGCA